CTGTTCTACAAGTTTATTTAATATCTTGTATCTTCACTGCTAACATATATAGCATAAACATACTATCGCGCTTGTGTTTACCAAACCCTCACACGTATAATTTTCAACGTGCTGCGGCAGGGTAATACAACCATCACCAACACTATGTATTCTGCTATTCTGCAGTTTCGCATAACTCTTCTTCCTTAAGGATCGTTTGTATCAATTTATACGTTTTGAACCTTTTGATGCCGGCAACTTTAGCACCAAATGTGAAGTTTTCATTATTCGAAGTCTCAACTGCACCCTTATTTTCAAGTGTACAGTATGAAATTAAACCATTATCTGAAAATTGAAGTTTATACTTCTCTTTAGATACGACATAGCGTACTAATTCTTCATGTAATGGGTGGTTCTTACAATTTTCTAAGATTGTAATCGCTCTGATGCCATAGTAATCCTTGCATTCAATGCTGACAGTCTCAAAATCAGTAAACTTTTCAGGGAAAATAAGACGTGTAATAGCTCTGAAAGTCGAATAAATCGGCTTAATAGTTCCTTTACTATCTCTATAATCATTTGAATATAGAAACTGACAGAATGTGGCATAATCCGATGCTACGTCAGATTTTGTGTGTTCAATTGCAAGACCAGCATAAGCAAATTTTGCATTGAATTCTTTCAATTCTTCTTTAAACATCGAATAAACACCGTCATCCCCTTGGATAATGGTGTAGTAAGCATCAATGAAATCATTTACAAAAGCTATCATAGCTTGGACACCAGACTCAACTTCATTAGTAAAATTACTACCTGAACAAACACCATGTTTGCCGCGTAGTACTCCTTTAGGAGTCACTAAAGAAATTGTATATAATCTCTCTCCAATATCTATAATATACTCTTCAAATACTTTCACAAAGCAACTCGCAAAATAGCGGAATGCCTCTTTGATGTACTGCCACTTAACCGAAGCATCGAAACCTGCAAAATCTATTGAATATACAATACGCCCTGTTGCCATTGCGTAATCTATAATTTCAGTAATTTTACGGGCAACCTCGTCGGCACTGATTAAAACACATCTCCATGGTAATGTTCTTTGATGTAACATTAAAGGTACATAAAATAACATATCATAAAGTGTATCAGCAAAAGGAAAACCCCAAATATTACGGGTTTTCCAATTTTCACCAGTTCGAGTAAATAGAACACATGGATCCTTTCTTTTGTGGTAAAAGTCAAAATCAGAATATAATTTATCCTTTACTTTTGACTTCTTTGCAGCAAAAGGCAACCCAGCAGATGTATTCATTTTCATCTTCTTCTTTGCCTCATCCATACCTATGGGTAACAAATGACCAGGTCCAGTCAATTCTTTGAACACCGGGATATGCTCATCATCTTGACATGTCCATGAAGTTCTAATACTCTGCTCTCTTTCACTCCAAGGGACTGATCGAGAACGAGGCCCAAACTTAGTCATACTATTTGACTCAAGTTTGATTAAAGGGTCATTCATTTTATCTGTGTTAGCTAGCAGTATTTCCTGCCAACCTCTGAAGAACTCATCTATATCTAATGACTGGCCAAATGGAGTAAACAGAACAGTATCATCGCCTTTTAACATGCGCTCGAGACTGTCTGCGTGCTTCATTATGACCTCATCACTAAGATTTAGCGTCTTCAAGAAGTTGAACTTCTTAAGTGCAATCTTTAGCTTCACGATAAACATTAATGACTATTTATTATTATACTATTTACAACATAAATACAGGATTTACCAAGGATAACGGTATCTTATCCAATAATAAAGCCTTCTAATAATTCTGACTACACTCGTGCTGTTATTTCTTGGCACAAGCTACGACGATTTCAGCGACAGCGATGGCTATGCGAACTAAAGCTGATGTTAAAGTTCCTTGCATTATTTAACTCCTGCATATCGTAAATTATTAAGATTAACACTGTTGAAATTTGATAAAGTGCCTTTAACTGGAATACTATTAACATTAAATAGAAAATCTAGTACATTTTGCGCAGTTTGAGTCAATGTTGTACTTGATACTGACTGACATTTCTCCGAACCTAAAAGGTGAGGCGTGAATGTGCCAGTACCAGATATAGCGTAAGACTCATCTCTTGATAGAGCTAAGAAAGCGTCACCGCTTGCTGCTCTCCAAGCACTGCTGGTTCCGTTGTTAGTCCAAGACCAACGTGAATCAGAACCAGCAATGGCACCTTTGCTTACTGGTAAAATTAAACCAGGCTCAAACTGACTAGTAGCCGTATTATACGTACTACACATAGCATAAGCTAAACCATCTAATCTATTGTTAAAAGTATTATAACTAATAGTCCCAGAGGCAGTTGCCGAATTGGGGTTAGAATTAAATACAGCATTAGCATAAGATGCAGATGGTAAATTTGCAAAGATACTCTTAAAATTTCTATCAAAATTTGGTACAACAGTTACGTCATAAAGCTTACCAACACGCCATTGAGGAATACTTCTGCGTAGTAAAGCAAATACCGTAGTATTAGCTGGACTATTTAAAGAAGCTAAAGCTTGAGCTGGAAAACTAGTAGCAGGTGGATTGTTAAAGGCGTCAGCATTAAAACAAGTTTTAATGATAGGAGCACCTTGACTCTGACCTGAATAATAGTTTGCGTTCATATACTTTACCCAAGTGACAACACGAGGGGGAATGGGAGTGTCTTCTAAACGACGTCCTAATTGTTGAAGATCAGAAATCATCTGAGATGTTATTCCTTGTCTTAAAGCAATCATACCCTCGTTCTTATTTCGAGGGTCTGCTTCATATGCTAAAATACTAGAGTACCAGTAATAAACATGCAATGCATATATTGCAGCATTAAATGCTGTCAATAATTGTGCAGCAGTAAACTGAGTACTAACTTGTAAATCATAACCGACATTAGACTGTGCTCTTGTCTGTAAATCAAAACAAATAGTATTTATAAAATAAGTGTATAATGAATTAGTAGATGAAGTAGGAATTTGTAAAGAAACTGCACTAATGTGCATAGGTGAACATAAACCGTTTTGTGCTACCATGTAATCATTAGAATACGTGTTAGGCACAATACCTGAGTTCAGAACTACAGGTTTAGGTTCAGGAGCTTTAGACAGACCATATGAAGAATTCATTACGGTCTTTGTGTTAGTAGCCTTTGTAATGGGAAACACGGGAGCACCAGGACCAAGAGTATCAATCATAGATTGACCCATCTTGACAGGGTTGAACCCATAGGCTTTTGCTGTATTATACATTTGAGGAGAACCATCAATGATAATATCAGCAACTCTAGGAGACATCATTTGAGATAATGTTTGTTTCAACATAGGTTTAGCGATATCATTTACCATAGGTTTAGTGATATCTCTAATATGCGACATAATTTCAGATTTTGATAAACCTGCTTGATTATTCGACATTCTCGCTTGAGCCTCTTGTTTACTCATCACAGGTACTAACTTTCTAGTCTGGTTAGGACCAGCATTTGGAACGAATGCATTGGCACCGTTCTTATTTTTGTTAGCCACTTGATAATTAATAAATAAATAAACTTATAAGGCAGTATATGCTCAGGTATTATATCCTGGGCTTATTACTACTTTATTCTCTCAAATGGCATTTAGCAGCACATATAAGTGCCAGTCCGTTCAAAAGCGATAAAACAATAAATTTCATTACAGTTCCTCATGGATTGTTTTAAGGAATTGAGTGAAAGCTCTTTGAAGGTTTGCAAGATCTACACTATCCATGTTACGAACTTCTTCTTGGCATGTCGGAGTAGAGATTTGTTCTACACTTGCATTTACAGAAATCGTGTACTTAAGGTCATCCGCAATGTCTGATAAGACATACACGTTACCGATGGCACCGTCATCTAATTGCATTTGTTTGTTCTTGCTTACAACAAAGCGGCCAGCATGTTTAACTCTGCTTTTCTTCCAATCCTTCTTAATATCCTTAGTTAATAACTCAAGTTTCTCTGTTTTCGACAATTCATTAGAATCTGACATAAGTATATGTATGAAAGAATAATTAATATAATATATAACAATATAAGGTGGTTGTATTCTAGATAAAATTACTCGTAAGAATACACAAGACGAAGTATGGTAATCCCATAACTACAACATATCATATTTACATGAT